GCGGTAGACACAACGCAATCTACGGCTTCAGATAGAGTAAAGTTATATGTAAATGGTACACAAGTAACTGCTTTTTCAACAGCAACTTATCCATCCCAAAACTTTGAAACTCGTGTTAGTAATGGACACACAGAGACAGTTGGTGCTGAAGCAACTACTTATAGTTACATTGATGGATATCTTGCAGAAGTAAATTTAATTGATGGAACTGCATTAACACCATCTAGCTTTGGTGAAACAAAAAATGGTGTATGGATACCAAAAGAAATATCTGGTTTAACCTATGGAACAAATGGATTTAGATTAACTTTTGCAGATAGTAGTTCTTTAGGAGATGACACAAGTGGTAATGGCAATGATTATTCAACAAGTAATTTAGCTTCTACAGATGTTGTGTTAGATAGTCCAACAAATAATTTCTGTACCTATAGTAATTTATATTCTTGGGCGTTAACTAATACGACTTTATCAGAGGGTAATTTAAAAAGTACAGAAACTGCTAATACTTTTGGAGTAAAAGGCATTGGAACTATTGCAGTTAATTCTGGTAAATGGTATTTTGAAACTCACCCTCATTTAATGGGAAATGCAAATTATGCTAATATTGGTGTAATTGATGTATCAGAAATAACAACAACAGGTGGAACTGAAAGCAATCTTGGTAAATTTAAAGCAATATGTTATGCAAGTTATCAAGGTCGCAAATCTGCATATGGTACTGGAGTAGATAGTAGTATTACATTAGATGGTTTAGGGCAATCAGCTTATGGGGATAGTTGGGGAGCAACTGACATTATAGGTGTTGCTTTAGATATTGATAATGATGCTATTTATTTTAGTAAAAATGGAACTTGGCAAAATAGTGCAACAAGTTCTGAAATTTCAGCAGGAACAACAACAAACTCTGCATATACTGGTAAATTATCTGGCTTAACTTGGACAGTTGCTCAAGGCAATGGACTAAATCATATAGCCTTTGGTTTTACTTTGAATGCAGGGCAAGACCCAAGTTTTGCAGGCTATTTAACTGGTTCAG